CGATCATCCTGACCCCATAGCTGATGTCGTCATTAGGGTTTGAGAGCTGCTTGAGCAGTTGCTGTTTGGTGGCACGGGTCAGGGGTGCATTGATGATGTCGCTGGCTTGAGCAGTGCCTAATGCAACACGCTGGGAGAGGCGGGCAAATGCAGCCAGATCGTCATTGGCCGGGCCGCTGGCAGTGTCCGAATACAGGAAGTCCCTGGCCTTTTTGATGGTTTCAGCTGGCACCGGCAACTGGATGAGCTGGTCAAACAGTTGTTTCTGGATGCGGCCATCGGTGGTCGCATACATGCGGGCCAGGAGGTTCTCGCCTTCTTGGTTTGCATCCACAAAGCCAAGCTCGATGGCATTCTTCCTGGCCGTGGCCGCCTTCATGAAGTCTTCTTCCACCCGCATCAGCGAGGCGAAGTCGTTCTGGAGCAGGTACTCGACATGAGGCCGCAGCTTGCTTGCCTCTCCGATCTCACCCTTACGCAGCTTGGCGATTGCTTCCCTTGGGTTTCGCAGGTTGTCCTCAGTCAGCAGCGCCTTGGTCAGCGCGTTGACCCTGGCATCGGTCAGCGCTTTCAGCACCTTGGCGCTGGATTCCTTCTGGATGGTGGGGTCATTGGACGCAATCGCCTCTCGAGCGATGTTTGCCCTGAACACATCTGCATACGCAGCGAAGTTGTCAGGGTCGGTCGAGGCTGCGTTTTCCAGCAGCAGCACCGCGTTGTCGAAGTTGAGATCGAACGCAATGCGCCGCTGGTTGAGCGCACGCCGCAGTTCAGAGTCGAGAGCCGACTTCAGCACCGCGCTACCTTGGGTGGACATCGTGGCCCGGAACTTGTAGCTGGCCTCGGGGTCGATCTGCGAGAGCGACTTGCCCATGCCGTCGATCATGGTGTTGATCTTGGCCTGCACCTGGTCAGATGTGGCCTGGCCCATCTCAACCTGGTTAAGGATCTTGACCAGCTCGCCACGGCCCTCTGCCTCAAACCGGCTGGACAGTTCCAGGCTGCGGGCCTTGCGAACAGCCTGCTGGAAGACGCTCATGGGGTTGCTGCCCAGGTCGAGCTTGGACAGGTCGCCGTTCTTGGCGGCCTCGATCTGCTCCACCGTCAGCGGGTTCTGTGCAGCAAACTGCAGACCCTCGCGCTGCCTGGACACCATTGCATCCTGGAACAGGTTGGCGCTCATGCGATCCAGCGCCTCGGCCAGTTGGCCAGCGCCCTGGGCCTCAACACGCGCCGCAATGGGCTGAACCTCTTGAATGCCCACGCGCTGCATAGGCACATTGCCAGGGGCAGCGATGTTTACTCGGCCAGATTCGATGCGTCCTGTGGCCATTATCTTTGCCCCCTATCCATGCGGGCAAAGTCGCCCGTCGTCCTGGCCGGTGATGGCGTTGTCGTCCCTGAAAATGGGTCTGCCTTCAAGAAGTTGGTAGCACCGCGCAGCAGTGTGTAGTTGGCCAGCATGCCTCCGGTGCGTCGTGCAGCAGTGGCCGCTGTTTCGTATTGGCCAGATTGACGCTGTGCCTGGAACAGGTTGAGCGTGTTCTGCAGCTCGGTCGATTGCAGCAGAGAGGACACATCCTCAAAGCCCAGCACGCGGGCCGTCAGCGCATTCAGGTCGGCCACATCGACATCCCGCATGGTGGCCCCCACGTTCTCACGCTGCACATCCTCAATCGACCCGGTGCCCAATGCCACGCCGCCAGCAGCAGCTCTGGCACGCAGAGCAGCGTTGGTCTGGCGCATGTTCCGCAGCAGGGTGTTGCCGGCGATCTGCCAGTTGCGGGCCTCAGTCTCGGCCTTCTGCAGCATCCTGCCGGCCTGCACCTCGGCATAAGTCTGGTCGAGATCCGCACGCACATCTGCAATTGCTAATTGATCTCTGGCCTGCACCAGGTATGCGGTCTGCTGCTGGATCGACTGAGCCTGCTGATATTGCGCCGCAGCAAAACTTTCCAGCAAACCGCCGACTGCTTGAGCTTGTCCAACTGTGACTGCCATGATCAAGTCCCCGAATGAACCGCCACGCGGTAATCAAGCCCCAGCAAGGTCATCTTTAGCGGCAGGTTCTGCGACACTTCAATGGCCTGCTCGCGGCTGTATCCCAGAACGCCGTTGACTCGCTTGATGCCGGTGAAGGTTGGCTCTGGATCGTCCAGCAGCGGGTTGTCGAACAAGCGGAAAGCCACCGGCTGATTGTTGATGGTCATGTGCTGCGTGTCTTTCAGCACGGCATTGATCTCCACGATGCGCTTCTTGAATCCCACCCTGTTGCCGGTCTGCAGCCTAATGTCAACAGGCATGGTCTTGACGTAGACGGTGATTGGCAGGCCCACCTCGTAGCTGGTCACACTCTCACGGTCGAAGGTCACAGCTCCGCCAGCACTTACAGTCTCATTGCCCTGCGGCACACCGTCGCAGATGACGTTGAGGGACTTGCCGATGTGCGGCAGACCGGAACCAACCCCTCCAGCAGATCCGCCAGTAAAGGCGCAGTCGGTGTAAAGCGAGTCGCTGAACAGCTCAACGAAGTAGCGATTGGTACTGTTGAAGGTGCGCTTGGTGACGCAGTAGATCTGGGTCACATCCACGCCGACATCGATGAAGCTGCCATCGGTTGTGAACTCGCTGGGGCTGGTGATCTGCTGCGACCGCATCAGCGAAAACACGGCCATGCTGCCGTCTGCGTCGTTGGTCAGCATCAGCAGATCCGACTCATCGGTGCTGGCGGCCCGGCGCATGGCAATGCGCTGCGGGGTCTTGAGCAGATGGCCAGACAGCAGCGAGATACGCTGCGTCACATAGGTCTGCTGCGTGTCGGTGAAGACGAACTCGTTCAGGCTCTTGCCCTGGCGCTGGATGTAGACCGACCCGGACTCGAGCGGCAGGACACGGGTGCCAGGCTTGATGCCGTTGCGGCTGACGTTCTTGAACGTGAACGTCAGGGGGGTGATCGGATCTGTGCCTTGCTGTGGAACATAGAACTCGCCGCCCGTGGTAAAGACTTGGAAGTCACGCGAGCTGATGATGTCGGTGATGACGTTCAGCTCATTGGTGTCCAGCGTTGCCTCGACTGCATCATCGTCCAGGGACTCGGTCGGCACGAAGTCGAAGAACAAACCGATCTTGCTGCCCCAGATGGTTGATGGCCGAGACTTGCTGCCTCCAAAGTACAGCCGACCCTCATGGAAGCTGACCGACCTCGGCCACCCCTTGCCGCTGCTCCAGACATCCTCGTAGCCAGACTCGATCTCCCAGTTGCCCTGGGCGATGTTGGTGGTGTCAAAGAACGGGTACTCTGTGACAGCCTTGACCTTGGTGGCGCTGATGTACTCCACGATGCGGGCACGGCCCTGCGGGGTGGCGTTGATGTACTGGTTGACGCTGGCGGCGCTGAATGCAGAGTTCTGCGAGGTCAGCTCCACGTTGCCAGACACGGCGCTTGGGGTCAGATGGCCAGCACCCAGCGTGGTGGAACTGGTGACGGTCAGCGTAAATGCGTACTTTGGAATGCTGTCAAACGTGACGCTGGTGGCCGTCCACGCTGCATCATTGGCGCCACGCACAATCTTGACCGGCTGCAGATCAGGATGCACCACGATCAGCGTGTCAGCCGATTGCGTCCAGCACATGTCGTCCACCATGTCGCTGGTGATGCTGGTGGTCAGATAGTTGTTGGCCCCACCGTTGATCGCCGTGACCACCGCACCATTCTTGATGACGTACATGCGCTGGTGCGTGAAGCACAGCATGTAGCTGTCAGACACCGAGAACTGGAATGGCACCAGGCGCACACCATTGCCGGCGCTCGCGGTGCTGGTGTTGGGCAGCTCAAGGATGTGCTTGAGGCCAGGGCGGCGGCGCAGTCCACCCTGGGGCTGAATCAGGACGTTGGTGGCCTTGGCCAGGGCGTTGTTGTACTGCTCCAGATCGACACGCGCCCGCAGAAGCGGGTCAAGCTCGCCGGTCGAGAAGTTGGTCTGGAGGTCAACGAAGCGCGGCATCAGTACCTCGCCGTGATCAGGGTGTAGTCGTCGATCACCTTGATGGAGTTGTTGGCGCCATCAATCTGCGTGGCCGTTCTGAAGTAGCCGCCGCGTCCATTTTCTGCAGCCTCGCCCAGCGCCATGCGCCGCCAAAATGCGGCTTTCTCGGCCTGCTCGGTGATCGGCTCGGCAATGTGCCAGGCCACCTGGTACTTGAGCAGTTGGACAAAATACTGCGGCATGGCGAACTCGCCGACGCTGTACTGATAGTCGATGTAGACCGCCTCCAGGTTAGTCAGCACCTGGTCGCCTTGGATCTCCCACTCCTTGCGCGGGGTGGCGCCGACTGCTGCCGTGTCGTACACAGCTCGGGGGCTGCCGAGTCGATCGCCTGGTAGCTGGTAGGCGTATTTCCAGACGCTGTTGGGCGCAGTGATCAGCCTGGCCAGCGCAACCTTCTTCATGCTGAAACTCCACGGGTACATCATCAGCGTGGAGTCTCGGATGTCTGGGTAGAGTCGATCGCAGACGCTGGACTCGTCGGTGCCATCGTTGAAGGACGAAATCGCCTTCGCGCCCAGCATCAGCAGGGCATCAGAGCAGATGGTGATCCCGGTATCGCCTGCAGCCATATCGACCTCTTAATGTGAGAAGGGCCAGCCCCCGAATACTCAGTGGCTGGCCCGGTTACATCAACCGCCGATCAATCGCCGTCGGTTGCTGACAGCGTAGTGCCGTCGGTCACATCAACCACGCCAGAAGCGTTGGACACCACATACACCAGGGTGACCACGGCGGTAGTACCGGTCGAGGTCACGCAGTGAATGATGTCGCCCACTTCCAGAGTGTTGGCCAGGGCGTTGAAATAGCCGCTGGTGTTCACATCCGCAATCGCGTCGGTGGTCTTGTAACCATACATTGACGGTGCGTTGCCGCGCTTGGAAGCGCTGTAGGCGGTAAAGCCGTCTGCAGAGTAAGCCATTTTCAGACCCTCCTATTAGGCTGCAGCCGCAGTGTCGCGGGCAGTGATCTTGACGATACCCTCGGCGTCGATCGCCACAGCACCGGCAGAGAACAGGGCATTGACAAGCCAGCTGGTCTTCTCGGGGATGTAGTTGATCTCAGTGCGAGGAGCGATGCCTTCAGCGTAGCCGATAGCGTCACGGTGGAACGCATACAGGGTACGGTCAGACGAACCGTCGATGGGCAGACCACCTTCCGAGCGATCGCCCAACACATGGAACGTAAATCCCATGAACTGGTTGATCTCGCCCTGCACCAGTGCCTTGACGGTGTTGAAGTCCGAGCTGGTGACCGAAGTCTGCTCGAGCATCGCGGCCAGGCTGTTGGCGTGGATGATGATGTTGCGGCCCTCAGCAGGCACGTTTTTGGTGTTGAGGATCTTGGCAGCCTCGCGCAGCTTGGCGATGTTCATGTTGGTGTTTGCACCACCAATGCTGTTCGCCACGGTGCCGGTGCCAGACGCAGCATTAAGCGCATCCAGAATCATCTGATCCTGGCGACGGCCAATTGCAGCGCCAACCACTTGGGCCAGCTCAGA